GTGTACCCCAATGATTCCATCTAAAGTCTCCCGTATGGACTCCTCAAGGGACACTACGCCAATTTGGTAGTCTGTTGTCATAATAAGATGATAAATATCTTCTTTGACAAAAGTAGACTTACCAGAGCCTGTTCCTGCAGTAAATATAGTTAATTCGCCAGTCCTCCTGCCGTATGTCATTTTATTTACATTAGCAAAACAATCGGGGTAAGGAACAGAATCTTCTCTTCTGTCCTCGTTAAATAAGTCCCAAGTGTCCGCAGAGTTAACAATACCTGCAGGAGAGTACATCTCAGCATTCCATATTGCTTTCTCTAATTCATAAGTTTTGTCTGCAACTAAATAATCAGACGCATCTTTACCGTATCTACCTAGAGCACCAATCTTAGCTTTACCAGTTCTAACTAATCTAGCACAAGCTTTTGCACCATCCCTACCTGCTTCATCGTGGTCAAACAAGAACACAACTTCTTCAAAGGAATTAAGATAATCCAAGTTAGCTACAACCTGTTTATGTGCACCTTGGGCTCCATTGATAACTGATACGACTGCCCACTCTTGTTTCTTATCTTTCCAAACCTGTTGCACAGACATTGCATCAAGTGCCCCTTCTGTAACAACAATTCTCTTACAAGAGCCGGGAGCAAATTTAGACTGACCAAAGAACTCATTCTTGTTCTTAACAGATCCTATTGCTAGGAATCTTTTAGCATCTAAATCTCTACGCTCATAACCTACTACCTTACCTTTTTGAGTTATAGGGTAGTAATGGTATTTAATAGTCTTACCATCTTCCTCAGAGTATCCTACTTTAACACCATAAAGTTCAGCAATGTCTTTTGTTATCTTGCGCTCACGAAAACCTCGCACTGGATAATCTTTTATATCATCAACTGACTCTACAATGTTTTTAAACTCTTTAGGTGTCTTTTCAACAACTAAACTTTCTTCACTGTATATACCTGTATCTTCACAACCAAAACAGTAGTAAGTCATCTTATCACCGTTGTCATAAACAGCTTTGTTGTCTCTAGAACCACAAGCTTCACAAGACTCATGTCTTACAAACACGCCCTCTTGATTATTTTCTTTATTTTTCATTTTTCCTCCATAGAAAAATAAATAGCGTCTATCGATACCCCTCATAGAAGAGTATCTGTAGACACTACTAATTAGTAATCGTCATTTTCTTCAAAGTTTAAATCAATATCTTCTTTCTTAGGTTGATTAAACTCGGAACCTGAATCTAAGTCACCAAACTCTGAACCTGCAGGGTCTGATTTCTCGTAAGGAATGAGATTAGTAACAAGAACATTTTTTAAACTCATCGACTTACCCTTTTGACCTTTATAGTCCCAGTCGTAAGTGTCAAATGATACAGTACCAGTAGAACCATTACCAATAATAACACCAGTTAATGGTTTGATAGTACCTGTATCTGTCTTTGTAAAAACACCGGGAGGTGATAAATCTTTTCCTGCCGAAGTTTTAGCATTTTGTTTAAAAGTCACTTTGTACTGTCCAGTCTCATTACCATCTGCATCCTCTACAGGACGCAAAGATCTAATTAGACCGTTTTTCTTAAACTTCTGCGCTACTTCCTTTTCTACATAGGCTGTAACAGACCATTGAAGTTTCTCAAAGTTTTCCTGTGGATTGTCAGGGTCTAAAAAGCACCAGTTCAACTCCACGTTTTCTACTAAATTAGCCATTATTTTCCTCCTTCTCTAGCTCATCTGTAAACGAAGGTAGCTCCCACATTTGTCCGACTTCACGTCTCATCCAAAGTAGTCTACCCATTTCTAACATTACATCATCAGAGTTATATTCATAGGAACTCCTATACAAATCTCTAATGACATTCCAAGCATCTTGGATATCTTCGTTATCCTCTAATATCTTTTTTGCCTTTACAGGACCAATCTTAGGAACACCCTGTATGTTGTCAACTTGGTCACCTGCTAACATCTGATATTGGAAATGTCTAATACCATCGTATTCAGTGACGTAACTTGATTCTTCTCTTTTAAAATCGTATTTTGCACCGGGAACAATCCATAAATCTTTATCTATAGTACAAATTACTGTATTTTCGAGGTCATTTGTTTGAGCAATTGCCAAAGTATCATCAGCTTCCTCATCTACAGAGGTTTTTGCACCTAACACATTTGTTAAGTAGTCTCTTACTTTCTGATAATAAAATGGTTTTTCACCTGTCCTGTTACCTTTATAAGGTTTAGTCACAGCTATTTCTTTTCTAAAATTAGTGTGACCCGACAAATGCAACTCATACTCATCTGCTTTTGCTTTTTTTACAACACTTTCAATAAAGTCATTAATAAACTCAACACACTCAGACCAAGGCTCAAGAACTGTCTTTCCTTGCACTACTTTGTATGGTGAAATCTCACCGATTTTAGATTGTGTTGCCCACAGTGCATTAATATCTTCTAGACCATCCAGTGCATGACGCTTACTGTCATACTCTTTTATACTGTCACCATTCTTATCTACTACATCATAGTAGTTTGTTTGACAATGGTTAGATGCCCAGTAGACTATTATGTCACCGTCAATTAATGCCCTCATGAGTCCCCCTCGTTGTATAGCTTGTTAATCTCATGCAATCTAAGATTTATTATTCGATTTATATAAAAAACCGCTTTTTCTAAATCTTGTATTGGGTCTTTTTTCTTGTTGAATCTGACCAAATACTTTAAAGCACTGCCCATTGCAAATGCTTCAAGACCCTCTAGGTCTCTTGTCACATCTTCAATTATTTCTAATGCTTCTATCTTGCCTGAAGTGTAATGTTGTGGGTGATTAACCTCATCATTCTTCTTCATCCTCTGTTTCCTCCGTTTTTAAAGAATCTGGATCAAACGCATCAGCATTTTCATTGAAATACCATGAGTCATCCTCGTCATCCGATTCACCTATAAAGTGAATCAATTTATCAATTGCTTCTGGGTCACCCGGAGATAGCCCATACATATCGCACAATTCTGTAAATTCACTTGCCATTTTTAATCTCCTCTAGCGAATCATCCTCTATAAGATGTCATATAATTAAGAAATAATATACTTAGAATTTAGAACTTCTTCCAAATCTAAGTCACCGTAGTCTGAAACACCAACACCGACCACACCTAAAGACACTAAAGTATTACCAAGTTGGTCTACTTCAAATATTTCTTTAAATACTTCTTTAAATACACTTAACAGCAATTCCATATTTTCTGCATTTACAGAGAACTGGTCATGAATCATCATAAAGTCGCTTACGCCTAACTCTGCTAATCTTGCAATTACCAAAGCTAAAAGAGATGCATCTTGTGAATGTACGAAGTTAGCACTAATTCCTCTCTCATGGTCAGTTTTCCTTGCTTCACTTAAGAAAACTTGATAACTAAGTTTTACAGGTCTGCTTGCAAACATACAATTTACCCTCTTGATAGAAGTTTTTGCATAGTTTTGAAACGCTGTAAAGCCTGTAGCTGTCTTCCAAGTGACCATTGGAGACCCAGGATTTGACTCTATGTACCCACAAACTGCCCTTTTCAATAAATCCTTGGCTACAGTTTGTCTAGGAAAAGCCATTTTTACACCATCGAATATGGCAGTGCCAATATAAGAAGAGTCATCGTAGGTCATTTCTGACAACAAAGGATACCCATGGTCTCTTCTGTCCTCAAAAGTTTGGTCTTGTATACAACCCTTGCCTGCATCATAGTAATATGACATAGTAGGTCTTTTACAAAGTTTTCGCCAAGCCTTGTCACCTAAGTTTTCAAACTCTTTATACGAAAAGCCATTGTCTAGAACAGATCTAGCTATAACCATGTATGCATCGCCAATTTCTTTGTTTGGATGCCTGATAACATTTGTTTCTTCAGCACCAGACCTGTCTCTGGTCATCGCTGAGAGTATCTGGAGACCTGAGTTGGTTGCATCTAGACCTATCGGTAAATGACACATGTAGTCATCTCTACCTTGTTCTTCTAATCGCTTCCACTCTAGACATGCAGAGATTAATTGAAATTTAGTTTTCTTGTCAGTACTAAATTGCTCTAACCATTCTGAATTGTATGGGTCTTCTGATGCTTTTAAAATCTCATCCATCCAAACATATGTCCAGAGAACTCTATCATCTAGAGAAATCTTGTCTTCACCTGCACAATTTGCCGTATGTATTGCCAGAGCCCTTTCAACATTGTCAGACCAAGCAACACCGTGATTAAACATTAGTAAGCTTTTAGCCAAGTCAGAGCCTGTTGGTTCAAAATAATTTACTATAGGATAAAATCTACCCCGACTGTCTAATTGAAAGTCATAGTAAAAAGCTTTGCCTTGCATAAGAGTTGCCATGTCAATAACCCTGTCAAACTCATATCTCTTTGACGAAGCCCTTACAATATCTAGAGCATCAGAGGATTTATCTTTCATCCATCCTGAAGCTTTTCTCTTCTTGTAAGTATTACTTCTACCATCTATCTGCGCCACTGTAAGACCTTTCTTTAAAAGCTGATAACTAACATTTTCAAGATACCACTTCTTTGCTTGTCTTCCAACAAACTCTGATGTTCTCTTAAAATTTAGTAAACTTTTTAAAGACTCACTTACTGTCTCACTTAAAACTGTGGGCGGTATAAAACTGTGGTCGTTTTTATCAAACTCTTTAACAATGTCCAACAACTCTTCGTTTACTACAAAAGCAGTAGAACCATATGAGTTAAGCGCATCATAAACCTTTGGCATTCTTTTATAAAGATACTTCTTGCTTAACTCTGAAGGCATCTTTTTAACTATAGACACACCATTTTTATAAGGATGTGTCCAACCTTTGTATTCTTCTTGTGGTAAATCAATAGGAGAGACTTGCTTTATTTCCTGAAAATATCTAAATAATAAATTGCTTTCATTCTTAAAATCTAACCTGTTTAACTTCATAACGCCTTGGGATTCTGTCACAA